GAATGCTTGTTCTAACTCTTGGATAGTTGCCATTATTTTTTACCGAGATATTGATTCATCAACGATTGTGTTTCCGGCTTTAATTGTATACCACCCGATTGCCCCATTAACCGCGCCATATCTTGGGCATACTTAATTGCATCTTGTTGCAACAGTTCTTTTTTATTAATGTATGCAGGATTTTTATCATTCGCAGCCATATACTTAGCGGCGTTAGATGAGAACATAGCCGCTTCTTTGTTTTCCATACCCGCTTGAGACGCTTGGATATACGCGTTGGAAGTATTTTGGCTATTGACCATAGTGCCAGCGGTATCGATCTCTTTGCCAGTAATAGAGGTAGCCGCAGTAATTGCCGTCTGTTTTGCACCCAACAATCTATCTTGGTTCTTATCAAACATAGCTTGGGCACGGTCATACTTCTTATCAGCGTATAAATTACGTGCTTCTTCGATACCAGCCAAGGCTTTTTCGCGTTCTTTAGCGGCTTTCTCCAAGTCCTTCATGCCTTCCATGTACTGCTTAGTACCAACTTGGGCACCTTCGGCAATATTCTGTAAAGCAAATTGGGACTTACCGCCAGCAATAGCCAGACCCGCATTAATGAGGGCCATTTTAAAATTTTCTTTCTGCTTAGCCTCAGTACCAGCTTCCTCTTTCTGCAAGGACTTCTCGTACTTCTCGTTAGGTACATACTCAGGGCGCTTAGCAGCGAACTCATCCGATGCTTTATTGGATGCCTCAATATCTTTTTGCAGACCTGCGTATTGCTGTTTGATATTACTTACTTGGGGAGTAGCCTCAATCTCGCCCATAATTGCCCCAATACCTTTGGAAGGTTGGACAGCGGCTTGCTCTTGACCTGTAGGAAGAGCTGCAAGACCCATAGGGGTAGCTTTAGTAGCGTCCTTGAATCCGTCTAAGTTGGTAGCCGATTGTTTAGAAGCTGCTATAAGTTCCCGATTTCTACCGGCAATCTGTGCATCTAATCCTTTTATTTTAGCGGGGTCTGTTTCCAAACGGCGTTCCGCCTCAAGCTGCATTAACTCTGTAGTAAGCGTTCTAATACGTGCTTGTTTTACTTCTGCTCCGCCCTCCCCGACATTCGGTGGAAACGGGGCGGAGTTAGCAGCAGATGTTGAAGGAGCAGGGGCAATGGCTGTTTTAGGGGATACAGGTTTTACCGCTGGGCGATACGGCTTGTAGTTTGGATCAACTGCGCGCCCAAGAAGTTCCGCAGCACTATAGTCCGACAACTCAGATTGTGATGCTGGGGAACCCCCAGAAATTACTGCACCTGTTACAGGGTCATAAACTGCATCATCTTGTACTAACCCTCTATCGGCATAACCCGGCACATGACCACCTTCGTCAAACGCAACGATGCCACCACCTGCCATTTTCTCCATGTTAGGGGCAGGAATACCCGGTAACCCTTGGGATTGTGGTGCTTGTGGCTGTGCTTGAGGTTGGCCCTGTGGGGGTTGTTGCATCCCCATCTGAGGCTGTTGCTGCTGTTGCAAAATGTCTTGGGCTACCGTAGTGGTAGGGGGCTGCATGTTTTGTTTTGAAATACGGTCGATCATCATCCCAGCCATAACAGCTTTAGTAGGATCGATCAGGCCCGTCTGCGCCATCTGCGCAAGTTGGGATTTGCTATATTTAGTAGCGAGGTCTGTGATTTCATGAAACATAATTAAGCTCCCTCAACCATATTGTGCAGCGCTAAACCAACCAGCCCACCATTTTTCATACCAACAACACCACCATCTTTTTTGGACAGGCCATATGCAGCCAAACCAAGACCACTTGCTTGTGAAAGCGCAGAAGGCGCGGCGGTATATTGCTGTTGGGTAGACTGAGACAAAGGTAAACCCCGCAACATATCCGATTGGAACGCAAGTTGCTGCTGAGGATACCCACGCTGCGTCAGGAAGTCTTGGTATTGCTGGCTGAGCTGCGCTTGTTGTTGCTGTTGTTGCTGAGTACCTGCCGCTTGTTGCGCACCGAGTGCGGCTTGTTGTTGACCGAACTGTGTCTGGCCTAACTGGCCCAAAGTACCCGCAGCTTGCAACCCTTGACCCATACCCTGCAAACCAAGCGTAGCGCCAAACTGTTGAGCTTGTTGGGCATTCTGGAAAGCGTTTTGCAATCCTGTGCCGTAAGTTTGGTTTTGTAAGGTAGCCATATTCCGCTGGCGTTCTGCTTCTTGCAGGCCAAAACGTGAACCACCAAAAGCACCTGCACCCGCTGCCTGACCCGCATTTTGTACGCCAGTAATATCGGACTGACGGCGAATCTCTTCCATTTGCGGATTAAGCGCGTTCTGGATGTACGGTGACATATACGCTTGGGCAGCGTAGGGATTAGTGGCCATCTGGTTGTACTGCTGCCCAGCTTGCATAGAGCCGAGACCTGCCATACCCGCCATTTGAGTAGCAGTACCAAGTTGTTTAGCAGGGCCAAGATTAGCTACACCCTGAAATGCTTGCTGCTGCAATGGGCTAAACTCAGCAATTCGCTGGCCACCGTAGGCTTGGTAAGGTTGATCTGCCAGTGCTTTAGTTTTACCCAACATCTCCTCAACATACGGTTTAGCGTAGTCAGGGATTGAGGTCTGGGTAACTGTTTGATTTGTAGGGGCCGCAGGGGCAGATGAACCGCCACCACCATAGATACGGCCACCCGGTCTAGCTTGCGTAACGCTTTCGCCTAATGGTTCGCCAAATGCTTCAAGTTGTCTGCGTGAATAGTTCATACTGCCTCCGACTGCAAAAGTTTAGTGAACAACTTATCCGTCATCTTGTACCCTAAGTACTCAAACAGTTTCGAGTTATCCATATGAATTTTGGTGTGCATAATAATGCGGTTCACACCGATACCGCGCAGTACACTTTCGGCATACTGGAAAAGACGGATACCTACACGACCCTTACGATAATCCTTATGTACAAAGTACATATCCTCAAAGGCGGTCATACAGGTCATGTAGTGCAAGTGCGGCTGGATAACAAATAGGATATACCCCACCACTTCGTCGTCGGCCCGCACTGTAATACACCGCAGCATTTTCGCTTCTGCCAGCCGTCTGTATGCATCGTAGTCAGGGGCTAGTGGAAAGTCTTTAGTTACGCACAACTCGTCGTAATGCAAAGGAAAGAGAACTTTCATCTCCTCCACAAAGGCAAATGGATCACAGTCGGCGTAAACTAATGTCGTCATGCGGGTAGGTATTTAGAAGATTTAGCGTCCACGGCAACTTTACCTTTGCCGACCGATTTACGACGGTTATGTTGTACACGTTCCATCATTTTATACAACTGACGAGCGCCTGCTTCCGTTGAACCGTTGCCCAATTCAGATACGATACGCGCAGGAACCACGAACTCACCGTCGGCGAGACGCGCAGGTTGTTTATCACCGATTTGAGCCGGAATAGAATCACTTACACCATCGCCCGGACCACGCAACAAACGACCACCGTCAGAATAACCACCAAGATTATACCCACCTGTGCTTCCACCTTCCGCATATCCACGCATACCACCCAACTGCTGGTCCATATAGTCGTAGAACCCACCCAGACCCAACTGTTGCTCAGGTGATTGATAAGCAGGTACTGCGGGTTGTGCAGCAGCCTGCGATTGGTACGCGGGTGGTTGGTACGCTTGTGTCGGGGCTTGGATACCACCGGTTACTTGTGGGGCTTCGACAGGGGCAGAAGCTTGGGCTTTACGTAATGCTAGTTCGACAATGCTGGGACTACGGTAAACACTACTATTGTAAGGATTGCCGCCAAACCCAGCACTACCTACCCCCATAAACCCACCACGGCTAGGGGACATTTCAACCGGTGCGCTACCTGTACGAGTAAATTGCTGGGTTTGTGGGTTAAACGAATATTGATACCCACCGGTAGTACCACCATCGGCAAAGCGGGCCTCACCAGTATACGGATCTACTCCGGCATCGCTAGAAGCACCAACGACGTTATTGGATACTGGCCGTGACATTTGGGGATTAGCGTACACCGAGGTTTCCAGATTGGCCATCGGGTATCCAGTATTCGTGGACATCGCGTTTTGTGCAGACATCTCTTCGACAGGACCACCCACGGCAAACGATGCTAAGCCGCCATTGGCTTTGTATTCAGGACCCGGTGCGGCATAAGGGGTACCTGCGGTATATCTGTCAGTAAAGTAGTTGCGCTCGCTTGAGTCAAAAGGCTGACCATAGACCGGTGTATTAGTAGCGTAGGCTTGCGGGTTCTGTGTGCGCTCTAATGTATAGGGACGGATCATGCCTTTGTTTTCTTTGGCAGCTACATCGTCAGGGCGCATAGCTTGCAAGGCACTCAACCCAATACTCCCCGCCGTCATAGGGTTTGCTTTAATAAAATCAATTGGGTGTTCCATAGCTTGCTGCATACCGGCGGACGCTTTATCCCACATTGACGACGGCGGGATGGATTTAAGCATTTGGGTTGAGGCAGTTAACGGCGCAGTGCTTGTAGTAAGTGGGTTAGTAAGTACTGCGGGAGCGGTGTTATAAAAGCCTGTACCTAATGTTTGAGGCAATGTTGAAGCCGCTGGGGTCATTGCACCAGCCATTACACTGCCATTCATCGCAGGGGCAATCGCCGTTGGAGCCACAGCAGGAGCAACTGAAGGAGTAATCCCACTAGCCAGCGTAGACCCAGCACCTGCTGCCGCATTACCCATCCCGGCCAAACTTGTACTTAAACCCGCACCGCCGTAAGCGCCAAGACCCGCCATCAGACCTTTTTGCAGGCTACCTGTAGCGATAGCAGTACCACCCCCAACCATCATCGCCGCCGCCATAGGCTGCATACCCGGAATCATCATTAACCCAGCACCCGCCACCATAGGCAATATAGATGACAAAAAGCCCGCTTCAGGCAGGCCGGTTTCAGGGTTTATGGTAAGCGAGCCACCGTGTGCCATCGCCAATGATTGAAGCCCCTGAACTTCTTTAGGGGTCATATGTACCAATTGTGTATCTTCGTTTCTACCGGCTTTTTGCACGTGGTGTGCTAATTGATGGAGGCTCATACTATACCTTTATTTTTAAAACATTACCGGCAGAAGTGTCGTAGTACACATCGCCAACACGTAATTTACCTGCTGCTGCTTCAACCTGCGTTGGTAGGCTAACAACCCCTAAACCGGTAGCTTGGTCGATCTCGCTGTAATTCTGCGCGGATATAACCGTATCTGCATTAGGGCGCACTGTAGACGCAGCGCACGGACCCGGATTATCTAACTGCGAGAAATACAAACGCAAAATAGTATTAAGTTGATCCGTATACCGTTGGTCGTATTCTACAGGTGCTAGTGGTAAAGCTGGGGATTTTGTGGTACCTGTAGACATATCAGCGTCTCCCGTCGGATTTAACATCAACACGAGGCGTACCCAACTGCCACTGCGTACCGAGCGAATCAGAACTTACCTTAAAGGCCATCTGGCGACCACGGACCCGTGTATATACAATCTCAGTAAATTCCTGCACTGTGTACGTGCTTTGCGTTGCATAGGACTGAGCTGAAGCCACCATAGGGGCGTTCGATGTACCGTAGGCCGAACCCGGGTTAAACCGAGGACGCAGGGTAAAAGTTACTTCAGGGGTCAATGGTGCAGGTGTAGTAGACCCGTTAAACGTAATGTCTGGAATCATGCGCCATACAAAGCCGTAGTTGTGGCCATCACCAATATCAAAGTCCGAAGTCTGGATATAGGCATTAATAGGGCTAGGTGGGTTAGTCTCACCGTTATCAACCGCTGCTTCATGGAACACAACGAGGTTGCCTGTTGTAGCTGCCTGCGGAAATTCACGTACAGGGCTATCCAACCACGCAGTGCGACCTAAAGTACCGTAGTACCAAACACGGTCTAAGTAGTTAAAGATTACATAGCGGTCAATAGTATTACTGTTAGTCGAGCAGTAGAACCACCAGACTTCACTATAACCTTCATTAGTACCCGCAAAAAATTGGGCTTGCTGATCTCTATTAATGTCATCGAATACGTACGCACGTAACGCGCACGGTAATGTCTCTACACGGCCTGAGTAGGTATAAAACTTGTCTGTGCCCATCCAATAAGCCACACCGTTAGCAGTAGTCATAGCGTTGGGGGATATGATGGAAATGTTATCGGCTAAAAGGGTGAAGCCCCAGATGTATGGAGCGCCCAAATACTGCATGGAATACACAGCCGCGTCGGTCCAAACTAAAATTTCTTGCCGTATTTGTAATGCACCGACAATTTCTGACCCGCGAGATAGACGATAGCTACCAGCTTGGTTAGTAGTGGCGGGGGACCAGTTGGTGTAGCTTTCCTGTGCGGACCAGCGAATAAGCATTGGGTCCAGCGGAGTAGACCCGTAGGTGCCGTAATCATTAGTACCAAATGCAATCACAATACGTGTGGCATCCGACACCATAATCTGGTTGATAAGCGCGGGTACATCTGTGCCAGAAACTAACGTGCCACGAGTACCATATGCAGGTGTAGCACCGCCGCCCGGTTGCCAGATATACAAAGCACCGCCGCGTGGGGAGAACAATAGGTTTTCACCAAAATTAGCCTGACTCCACAACCGCAACTGCTGGCCGACACCCGTTGTGTAACCTGAACCCCAACCAAGGCGTGACCAAGGACCTGCGCCCCAGCCAGTACCGATAGTGTATATATCAAAACCTGTATTAATCTGGTACGCAACAACTGTAGAGGCACCGCCATTGCCTACATCTGAACCGTTAGCCAAAACTACTGCACCGGGGGCATTAACCGGAGATACTGCACGGGCTTGGAAAGTAAATGTAGTTGAGGAAACGAAGGTGATTTCGTATTCTTGATTGAGTACAGCGGCCGTAATATTGCCACCAAGCGAAACTGCGCCCGTAAAGGTTACGAAGTCGCCTGTGATAAACCCTGAGCCTGAAGTATTAGTCGCTGTAATTGTGGAAGAACCATCAACCGCAGCAAACGTGACCGCACCCGCAGCCGAGGTAAACCGAATTGGTGTGATGTCGTAGTAGTTGCCGCCGCTCTCAACATAAAACTTTAGGTTAGTACCAACACCCAACAAGTTGTAAGACTTGAGCGTGACCCAGTTCCACAACGAACGAGCTGTACCTAAGAACGTGTTGTACGACAGCGCAGCCCAACCCCCGATCTTTTCAGGAAACCCGGAACGAAACCGTACCTTGTCACACTCAAACCAACCACCTTCGTTAGCAAGGGTAGTGCCTTCCCGGTTTACACCGGGACGTAGCTGAAGTTTTTGTAATGGCATCTTACGCCTTCATGATGTAGGCCAGCGCGTAGTATGGAGGCAGGTTTGCATTAGTTCCGGAAACACCGGCAGTTTGAATAGAAATACCTGTAGCCGCTGAAACTGTATTTTTTGCAACTGTTCTACCAAATACACCACCATCAAATAGATTTCCAGACCCTTGCTCGTTAACAAATGTAATTGAATGCACGTGCCCCGGGTCAGTAACACCGTGCGTATGACTAACAACAACCGCATTAGCTGAACCACCAGTAGATGCTACAGCATAGGTAGAACCAGCACCTACTACGAATCGATCCCGTAGGTCGGGCGTACCACTAGTGCCATTACAAAGTAACCAACCAGACGGGATCGAAGCAATCGAACCTGACCACATCGTAATAACGCCAGACGGTAATCGCGCCGCTATCGCTGCCTGAACAAAAGCAGTTGTTGCCGCTTGTGTTGTACTAGTACCCACCGTCGCAGTTGGCGCAGATAAAACGCCCGTAACCGCCATAGCCCCCGTAACCGCCAT